CAAGTAGCTTTACTATCACAGACGATGGAGAAGGTAATCTAATATCAGGCTCAACAATATACGGGAATATATTTTATTATCAAGGATTAGCAATTATAACAAGCGGATCATCAGCAGACATACTTAATTTTGTAACTTCATCTGCTGTTACTTGCTCATTCTCATCTTCACTTACAATATACGAAACACAATATAAATGTACTATTAGATCAAACGAGTTTAATGCTACTTTAAATCCGTCTGCTGAGGTAAGTGGTTCTATACTTTCATATAGTGGAAGTTATTTCTATCAACCAAATGGAGGTATTCCTACTGATAATGTAACTGGTTCATATTTTGCCCCATATGTATCAACAGTAGGTTTATATGATGAAGATCAAAATCTATTAGCTGTAGGTAAACTTGCTCAACCGCTTCCTACCTCAGCAACAACAGACATAACAATACTAGTAAACATGGATAGATAAATGTGGTTATACAATAATAAAGTTATAGAAAAATTAGACGATTTTCCCTCCAACATATACGGGTTTATATACATAACTACTCATATACCCAGCGGGATATCGTACATTGGTAAGAAGGTACTGTATCACAACGTAAAACGCAAGTTAACACGCAAGGAATTAGCCGAACACCAAGGTGCCGGTCGTAAACCAACCCACCAAACAATCCAAAAGGAAAGCGATTGGAAAACATATTACGGCTCTGCTAAACCTATTTTAGAAATGTTAAAGGAAGGTAAACAGCAAGAATTCAAACGTGAAATACTAGAGTTGGTTTACAGCAAAAAACTGCTAACATATTATGAGTGTAAATATCTATTTAAACATGGGGTATTGGAAAATCCCTCAGAATATTTCAACGATAACGTTTTAGGCAAATTTTACAGGAAAGACTTTGATTCCAAGTAGGGATTTTATATATTCCCCGCTATGGTAAATCAAACTCTAGTTGCACTAGTAAACTCTGTACTTGGTACTGGAAAGCTTACTGCTAGGGGCAATGCTGCTTATACTTGTCCTTTTTGTAAACACATCAAACCAAAACTTGAAATAAATTTTGATGAAGAATCAAAGAGCTATGAAAGTTGGCATTGTTGGGTTTGCGATAAGAAAGGCAAAAAAATACACCAAATGTTTAAGCTCATTGGTGTACCAGGAGAAAAACTTGTAGAACTTAAATCTATAGTTAAAACATATTTTGCTATAGATGCCCCTAAACAAGAAGAAAAAGTAGAGCTACCAAAAGAATTTAAATCGCTACTTGATATCACACAACACGACATTATAGGAAGACATGCTTTAGCTTACCTCAAATCTAGAGGTATTACAAAAGACGATATTGTTAAGTACAATATGGGATATTGCGAAAAGGGAAGATACGCTAATCACATTATTATCCCATCCTACGATGCAAACGGCAATTTGAATTATTTTACTGCTAGAACATTTAATCAATCCAGTACTGTAAAATATAAAAACCCATCTACATCTCGCAACATAATACCATTTGAAATATTTATAAACTGGAATGTGCCTGTTATATTATGTGAAGGCCCGTTTGATGCTCTAGCAATTAAACGAAACGCAATACCATTACTTGGTAAAACAATACAATCTAGTTTAATGAAAAAACTTGTTACATCAGCTGTAGAAAAAATATATATAGCGTTAGACAAAGATGCACAAAAACAAGCATTAAACTTTTGCGAAAACTTGATAAAAGAAGGAAAAGAAGTATATCTTGTAGATTTACAAGACAAAGATCCTGCAGACATGGGATTTAAAAATTTTACCCATCTTATTCAGGAAACTTATCCTTTAACATTCTCTGATCTTTTAGAGAAAAAACTCCAATTAATATGATACTAAAACACTCGTATGATAGGATACTAGAAGTATCCGATGATCATAAGCAAATTACAATGCCCGATTCCCGTTACTACAGACGTAACGGAGAATATTATCCATCTATTACTTATGTGTTACAATATTACCCAAAGGGTAAATATTTTGAGAATTGGCTTAAACAAGTAGGATACGCTTCAGAATATATAGTTAAAAAAGCATCCGAAGAAGGCACTCAAGTACACAATTTAGTTGAAAAATATCTAAACGGAGAAGAACTCCATTATCTATCCAAAAATGGAGATCCAATGTATGCTCCTGATATTTGGCAAATGTTTTTACGATTTACAGAGTTTTGGGAAACATATAATCCTAAACTTATCGAAACCGAAGTCCATTTATTTTCAGATGAACTTAAAGTAGCAGGAACATGCGATTTGATTTGTGAAATAGATGGTAAATTATGGTTATTAGACGTTAAAACATCAAACCATATGCAAACCACCTACGAACTACAAACCGCAGTTTATGGTAAATGTTACGAAGAATGTTTTGGTAAAACTATAGAAAACTATGGAATACTGTGGTTAAAGTCATCAAAACGCAAAGCTAACAAAGAAAAAATGCAAGGAAAAGGATGGGAAATAGTTACATCAGAAAGATCGCAGAGTGAGAATCTTCATATATTTATGATGGTAAAACAATTGTTTGATTTGGAGAACCCAAATGCGGAACCACAATTTGAACAATTTAAAACTATTATAAAAAGAACAACATGAAAAAACAAATTTTATCCGAAGAATTTCGTAGAATGCAAAAATTAGCTGGGATTATTAATGAGAATCAAGAAAATCTTTCTCCTGAGCAAGTTGCTAAGACTATTTCTCAAAACACAGATCAATTTGAATCAGATTCTAAATTGAATAATCTAGCTAATAAAATAGTTAATGACCCAAAAGCTGTTGAAGAATTAAGCAAAATACTCTCAGCAGCTGGCATTTCATTAAATGAAGGGGAGGTTGATCTTAATTCTCAAGATGTTAATAAGATAGCCTTAGCCTTTGCTAAAAAAGCAGAAACATTAACTGAAGAAATTAATTATGGAGGAACATTTTGGGCGGGGATGATTGGGGGAGGAATTATAGCTAAATATATAGCTAGTCTTGGAGATATTATAACACCCCACATGGAATTGATGGGACACAGTCCATCACATATGGGGGCAATGGTAGCTGGGGGTATAGCAGGAGCTATCTTATTATCTTTAGGTAAAATGGTTTATGATAAGTTAAAGCAAAAATAATATACAAATATAATTACTTAGTCATCCATAGTAAAAAAACAACATGAACAAACAAATCCTATCCGAAGAATTTCAACGCATGCAAAAGCTTGCTGGTTTTCAATTAAACGAAAATGAGCAAATGTTTGAAGTCAAAGAAGATCTATTCAACAAATATAAATCCAAAATCGAAACACTTCGCGATGAATTTGTTGCCGATTTAAAATCGAATTTAAAAGATCTTAAAAAATTATCTAAAGAAGATAAAACCAAATTATCTCAAATGATTCGCAATCTTACAATTGCTTTAGATGATGCATTAAGTGAAGGTAAGAAAGTAGAAGATACCGAATAATTTAAAAAAATACATATAATAATTCAGAAGGCTTGGGTATCCAAGCCTTTTTTTATATATTTATAACAAAATCTGCTATGATCAGACTGATATCCCTTTTGAGAGAAGCCATTGAAAAACCTAAAGCTATATTTTTAGCAGGCCCGGCTGGCTCAGGGAAATCTACAATAGCAAAACAACTATTACCTTCAGATATACCTGTTCTAAACATTGACGACACATACGAACAAATGTTAAAAGATACAGGTTTAGGGATGGATATAAAAAATTTTACACCTGATCAACTTTCTCAAGCTGCTAAATTAATGGCATCTGCTAGAAAAGTTACAGACGAAAGATATCAAGAATTGCTTAAAAGTCTTAATAATATTATAATAGACGGAACAGCAGGATCATCTGGTCCTATTCGTAAGAAAAAAGAACAACTTGAAGCTTTAGGATACGATACAATGATGTTAATGCTATATGTTTCCCCTATAACATCTCTAGAACGCAATCAAGCTCGACAACGCAGTTTACTTCCAGGTATTGTATTACGCACTTGGAGAGATGTAAACTCAAATATAGATACATACAGAGATATGTTTGGGGAAGATAGATTTATTTTAATAAATAATGATCCATTAGACGCTGAAACACAATTTGACCCTAAAGATATTAAGGCAAGATTTTTTGATACTTCTACTGCTAAGGGCAAACCAAAAACACCAGAAGAACAAGCTAAATCAGATGCTGAAGCAGCAAAACTAAATCAAGACATACAACAAATGGTAGATACACTACCTCAGTTTGATAATTTATCTACAGCTAAAACTAAAATAAACCAATTTTTATTATGAAACTAAACCAATTACGCCAATTAATTAAGGAAGAGCTAGAAGCAATACAACAAGAAGAATATACTCCTATAGACGAAGTAGGTAAATTCTTTGTAGTTAGGAAACCTAAAGGAAAAATGACCAAAGAAGATATGGTATATGAAGCTACTGTATTTGATGAGATCAAAAGAGACGAAACAAAAGGAGTATATAGAAATAAGTCCGAAGCTAATCGCCATGCTACAGAATCTTTAAAAGAATACGACATGCAACTTAAAGAAATGGAAGATGCTATGAAAGAATTTAGAGAAGCTAAAAAAGGTATTGACGACAAGAAAAAAGCAGCCAGAGAAAAAATCGAAAAACTTAAGTAATAGTGAACCAACTTACTAAACATTTAATAGGGGAACTTCTTGAAGATAAACAAGTCATAGGCTTGTTTGGAGGAGGTTTTAAACCACCTACTAAAGGACATTTTGAGGTTGTAGAACAAATTTTAAAAGAACATCCCGAATTAGATAAACTTATAATTTATGTTGGAAGTGGAGTTAGAGATGGTATTACCCAAGAACAATCTTTAGCGGTTTGGGATCAATATAAAGATCTTTTGGATAGTAAAGTTGATATTCAACCTTCCCCTTCTCCTATAGGCGATATCATACGCTATGGTAGAGATAATCCCGACCAAATTGTATATTTCTTTTTAGGAGAAAGAGAAGGCAAAGAAAGCGATGTAGCTGATACCGCAAGTCGCACTAAAAACATTGAAGAAAAATACCCAAATGTAAGAATAAAAGTTATTAAATCTCCTGATACTGGGATTAGTGGAACAGCAGCTCGTAAAGTGCTTCTCAACCCAGAAAAAACTTTAGAGGATTTTAAGCAGTTTCTTCCTGATAAGCTATCCGAAGAGGAAAAACAGCAAGTATACGACTTGTTAAAAAAAGGAGCAGTAAAAGAGGGAACTTGCGGATACGATACAAATACTGAAACCGGCGAAAAACTAGATACACCTGGTGGTATATCTGAAGCTGATCCTAAAAAAGGAACAGGCAAAAAACCAAAAGGTTCAGGCCGTAGATTATACACAGACGAAGACCCAAGTGACACTGTGAAAGTTAAATTTTCTACTAAACAGGATATTATAGATACTTTATCTAAAGAATCTTTTAAATCCAAATCACACGCTCGTCAATCCCAAATAATCAATCTAATACACCAACGTGTTAGAGCAGCATACGAAAGAGCTAAAGATCCTGAGGTTAAATCGCGTTTAAAAAATGCTTTAGAATACGCCGAACAGAGAAAAGAAGCATCTAAAGAAAAAACAGAACGCCTACGCACACAAAAAGAAAATATAGCACCAAACCATTTAGGCAAATCTTCTCCATACGGCTCAGGATATAAACCACTCCTTCTTGAAATATCTAAATTTATGATAAATCAAGGTATGGAAATCCAACCATTACCTAAAGTTCAATTTATAGACGATGATACGGATAATGCCCAAAATATCCTAGGGACAACAGCATACTATGACCCACAATCTAAAACTATTGTATTATATACTTTAGATCGTCACCC